GCTTTTATTTTAAAATAATCTTTATTTAAAGCGGCTTCAAATCTTGCTTGTTCAGCATCAGTTTGCATTTTAGCAATTTGTTGTTCTTGCTGCATTTTAGCATCTTCACGTTGTTGCATTTCTTGTTCAGCAACTTCAATATCTTCAATAATTTGAGCAATGTTAGGAGAACCAGCAATAATTTTAGCCATTACGCTATGTTTCATTCCATTTTGACCAAACTCTAAAGTTCTTTGTTTTAACAAATCTAATTCTTCTTTAATTTTACCACCGTTTTTAGTAAACACTCCATATTCACTTTCAGCAATAGAACCTGGTTCTAAATTAAGAGTTTCTCTTTCAACATCTGTTCTAAGATAAGTAGCTTTTTTACCATTACGATAAGCAAATTTACCTAAGTCAATAATAGCAGAACATTCTTTATCAATAAATTCTCCAAATTCAACAAATATATTTTCTGTAACTAAAGCACCTGCGTAAACACCTTGATTAACATTGCTTACAGCATCACTTGAATTAATATTTGCTTTTCTAAATCTGTTAAAACCAACAAGTTCTTCAGCTTGACTTTTAATTCTATCGCAATAATTAGCTAAATATTCAACATATTGACCAAGAGATAAATCAATAGTCTTAATCATTTGAGCAGCTATTTGAGCATTTTCATCACTTTCATCAACAAATATAATACCTGTTGTATCAGCGTAATACATTGCTGTTTCAATAGCATCACTATCTTCACCTTCAATATCAACTATTTCACCATCTGATTTAATATGTTGTTTACCGCTTTTAAAGTGACCTAATAAACCAATAGGTAAAACAGTAAGCTTATCTTTATTTTTATTAATAGTATAGTGCATTTTCCACTTAACTACATTATAAGCTTTTTGATAAGGTTCAAGCAAAGCAGGTAATCCTTCAATACCAGCAAATTCTTTCATATAAATTCTCCCACTATATGAATTTTTACATTTATTAGGATTATCAAACGTTCCTCTTTGATGGTCAATAGGTCTAACTTTAGAATAATGTTTACCGTTTATAATAAAACCTTCCCATTTTTCAGTAACCCATTTTTCATCTAATTTTTCATTGTCATTAGCAATATAATCTTCATCAACATCAAAATATATTGGTTCACCAAGCGGAGAAGCACTATAAATTCTATATATTTTACGAAGACTATTAAATTGTAAATGTTCAACTTTAATATTACTTTTAGAATCAATGCTTTGTTCAGCTAAACCATTATTAGCTCTAAAATTTATATCGTAACTTTTCCAAAAAGAATCAAAATCTAAACCATTACCACCGTAACTATCTCTTTCTTCAAGTTCTTCAATAACGTCTTTTAAATTTTCATCGTTTTGAAACATATCTCTAACTTCACTTATATTGAAAAAGTTAGTATATCTAACAGCTATTGCATCATCAACATAAGCCAAATCATCAGAATCAATAAAATCTAAATAAGCTGGATTAATTCTTTTATAAATAATATTATCATTAAAAACATCACGAAAAGAATATGTGTGTTGAGTAACCATAAAATCGTAAAACATATTACGAAATTTTCTAACAAGGTCTTGTTCAGAAATTACATAATTTAATATGCGTTGACCCATTATAGTTTTAGTATCAATCAAACTGCTAACTTTCTTTTTAATAACTTCAGGATGTAATGGGTCTTCAATAGGTTGACCGTTTTCGTCAGTTTGTCCTTGAACAAATTGACCATTTTCAATTAATCCATTTACAAAAACTTGTTGTATTGATTGAAGCAACATATCAAATTCAGTTTTATTACGCTGATTTTCAATATCGCTATTTTTACAAAACACAATTGGTTCAAATACTCGTTTGATGTATTCGCCAAGCAATTGAATAAATATTGGAGATATAAAGTTATAGTTTCTTAATTTTTCAGGATAAGCTCTTTTAACATCACTACCATAAGGATTAGTAGCATAAGAATAATCCATTTCTTTTAATGTTCCGCTTGCAATTTCGTAAGCGTGTTTTATTCTTTGTTTAATTAAAACATTGTCACTAATAGTTTCGTTCCAATACTTTAAAGTATCTCTACTAAACGATTCATTAGTAGTCTTATATTGATAAGACACTTTTTGATTAGGCTTTCTCATTTAAAGAGTTCTTTTTGAAAGAATTTTGATTTTTGTTTATTCTTGAATTTAACAAATCTATTTTGATATGCAAACTCTTTTTCGTAAAACATATTTATACGTAAGGCAGAAACTCTGTCAAAGTTACCTTTTTCTTTATACTTAATCAATTCTTTAAGTAAACCAACGTCATAAATAGTATGAAGATTAAGTATAAGTTTACCATTTTTATCAACACCTCTAACTCTAAGTAACCATTCTTGAATTAATTTATCACCTTGCTTTTTACGAAGATTATTTTCACCAGAAGCTATGTGCATACCTACTTTACCAGCAGTAGGATTTTTAGTTTTAATACTAATATCATAAGCTAATTCAAATTCAGGCTCTAAATACATTTTAAGCTTAAATCTTTTAGCATAATCTATTATACCACCAGGTTCATCATTTTCAGGAGCAATTTTACAATTATATAATTTGGCAAGGTCAAATAAAACTTTATTAAATTCGTCTTGTGTGTCAGGACGACCAACATACCAAGCAACAATTTTGTCACCTTTATAATAAGTTAAACTATTAGGATTTTCTACAACATATATCGCACCAACAGAATTACCAGTACTTGTGTCATGTCTATAAGGGTCAACAGTTATTCGATAAAGATTTTCAGGTATTTCTCCATTGTTCATAAAAGGTAAATGCACTACACACAAAGCACCTTTTTTATCTGATTTTTTCATTACAGGAAATTCTATGTAAGGAATTAAATCAGAATTAACTCTAAATTTAACTTTAGGATAACCGTTTTTATCTAAACCTCCATCGACAATGCGACCAGTACTTACTAAACTTCTATCAATTTTATTTACTTCAACATGATTTAAATGGACAATTAAATCATCAACAGGGAATATATTTTCACCAGCATCAAGTAAAGCTTCTTGTGGATTAAAAGGTTTTTCAGCTTTATGAGCAGGAAGTACAGTTGGGTCTTTAGCGTATTTAAGTTCGTTTCGTATATTTAAATAATGAGATTTAGCTTCATCTTGTAATGAATTACCCTCTTTATCTTTAAAACCAATTGTTTTATAAGCTGGGGTAAAATAAGCAGATGATTGACCATAAAACTGTTCATCCCATTCATTTTCAAATTCTAATAAATTATAACTACGAGGGTCATAAAACATTTTACTTATAGGCTCAATATCAGCACCATTATCACCACCAGTTCCAAATCCATACATAGTGTCATAAACAACACCATCTTCTTCAACTGATGATTGAGCAACACCCCAAGCTTTATCTACATTTGGAAATGAACCAAACTCTTCATATATAATTGTACCTCTTTTACCTCTAAGTTTATTTGGATTACCATCAACAACTACACCATAAACAGAACTTTTTTTACCTTTTTCAATTTTGTTACCACTATCATTAGTTGCCCAATATGAAGAACGATACTCCATTTCTTTTGTTCCCATTAAAGAGAACTGTCTTTCAAAACCACTTTTAAATCTACCACTATTATTATCAGGCGAATAAGCATTAATGGCATTTCGATAATGTAAATACTTTTCATAAATACCATCTTTTAATAAATACTGTTCCATGTCAGCAGTAATAAAAGTCTTAGTATCTTTTTGAAAGAATTGTCTAAAGATAGGAACAGTAGCCGCTTTCCATGAAGCACCAACACCTCTTGGTTTTAACCAAAGAAAATGATGTCCACCACTAAGATTATAAGGAGTTTTAACAATAGGAATATGACAATATTTATTAACTTTATCAAATTCTTCAAGACTAATACCGTTATAACATATATCCCAAATATGAAATATAGCATAATCTTCATCCCAAAAATCAGGAAAACTACTTTTACGAACACCTACTTTTTTAGAATGTTTATTATTATCTTTAAATAAACCAGTTACTTTTTCTTCAACTTTATTAGTTCGTTGAATAGGTAAATAATTTAAATACAAATAATGTTTGCCAGTAATTCTACAACCACCGACTTCATAACCATTTTCAACTTTGTCATGTTCTTGTTCCCAATAAGTATCCCATTCAGGAGTATAAGGGTCTCCGTCAGCATACCTACCAGTTTTAGCAAAATGAATAGCAGGTTCTCGAAAAACTTGACTGTTTACAAACATTTTAAATAAGGTTTGAAGTCAACAAACGTAGATTTTAAAACATCATTACTAAAATCAACATTCACTTTTCTAAAATTTAATAAGTTATTTTCTTTACCTGATAAGTGAGGAATATAATCAATAATTCTATAAACAAAAGTCATTGAATCACAAACACTAAAAGGTCTTTGTATCCAATGACGATGTGTAAAGCTTGGAACATCAGTATTATTAAAACCAACTTCTTTAACAACTTTTGTTTTAATTAAACAGCTTGGTTCACCTACGTTCTCATTTATTTCTAAACGATTATCATACTGCATATAAAACTTTTTAGGTTTAATATAATCGTAATCGTTATTAAAAAAATCATATAAATTTTTTAAATGATTTGGTAAATATAAATCATCATCATCCCAAAAACACATATATTCAGAATTGATTTTATAAACAACATCATCTAAAACAGCTTTGTAATCAATATAAGGTTTTTGAGTATTAATGATTTCAATATTATATTGTTTTAATTCGTCACTTAAAGTTAAAGGTTCACCTTGATTATTGATAATAAGTTTAGCGTCTTTAAATGTTTGATTAATAAAACAATAAATTACTTGTTGTAATTTACTAACTCGACCATAAGTATTAGTAAGACAAGTTATTTTAACACTTTGAGCATTTAAAGAAAAAGAAAGAGTTGACACGTCAATCATCTTCCCATCTATTACTTTTTCTATTACCAACATTTTTATCTACTTTACCTTCACGTTTAACAGCTTCTTTTAATTCATCTAACTGTTTAATAGCTTTAGGTAATTCAGTAACTAATTTTAATGTTTTAACTAAATCTGATTCTAATTGAGACAGTATAGTTATTCGTTTACCTTCACTTTCATCATCTAAACTTGTAACATCTAAATCATTTAAAGCTTCAAGTTTAGCTTCGTTTCTTTGACCAACAGCTGTTAACACATCAATAAATCTATGAAGTGTATCACTTAACATTACAATTGATTTTTCAGAAACAGTTTTGAAATCATCTGTTAATTCATCAATGATGTTTTGAACAAGCGTATTAGGTTTCCAATTTTCAGGTAAACCGAGTCTTTTACGTATATGACTAACTCTTAATTTATGAGGATAATCACCATACATATTTTTATCAAGATAGTAATGAACAAAGACTAATTCTTTTTCAGTTACATCATGATTGTTAACATACAATTTATTATTAGATATAATTAAAGCTTTAATAGAAGCAATAGTTCTTGCTTGTTTTTTAAGTCTAATCATACCTTTAAGGTCAACATCAAATAAATTTTCTAAATTCACGATTCAAATTTAATGTTTGATGGAATAAGTTCAACAATTTGACCATCTTCAAGTTCAATAATTGCCTTAGTTACACTAAGATTAATATTTTTACCATCAACTTTAATTGTTTCTTTACTAATTCCCCATTTATGAAAATAACCTGTTTCAATACTTGGTGTTCTAACAGTAACACGTCTTAATGCGTCTCTTCTCATTTCACATTATTTGCTTGATTTAAAAAAGTAAAACTTAAAAGTCTATTAATTGGCATACTTGATTTAACAATACTGAATTTACCAAAAAAAGGAATACGTATTGTTTCAACAGCATGAAATTTAATAACAGTATTCATAAAATTGTTAACAGTTTTACAAGAATGAGTAATTATATGTTCAACAAGTTTAACATCAAC